GTCTTGGCAAGGATCTGGAAGAGTACAATGTAGAACTCAATCCAGATACTGAAACATCTAAAAACATTCTCGGAGAATCCACATTTAAGCATAACGGCTACGAAGTTTCTTCTGACGCTGATCCGTTCTATGCAGACACTACTTCTGATCTGTTCACAGCGTTACAGAAGATCGTAGACAACAGATATAAGGACGATAACCTCAAGACAAAAGCAGTTGAGGTTCATCTCTGGACAGAAGCTACAGCAGGCAAATATGAAGCATATCAGCAGGAATGTTACGTTGTGCCGACATCCTACGGCGGCGATACATCTGGCTATCAGATTCCATTTACCGTCAACTATACCGGCGAACGCGTAAAAGGAAAATTTGACATCAGTTCCGGTACATTCACAGCCGACAGCGAATAAGCGCATACACAAGGAGGACACCCTAAATGGCAAAAGTAATTAATACCAAAATTGATGATGGAATTCTCATTTTTACATTTACCAACAACGAAGATGAAGTTTTTTCTTCTTTTAAACTGAACCCGACCGATATCAATGTAGCAGCACGTGCGGAGGAACTGGCAGAATACTTTGGACAGCTCAAAGATTCGATTCAGAAAGTCACTTCTGGTAAAGAGATGGCGGAACTCAATAAACAGATTGAAGACAAGATCAACTATCTGCTCGGATATGAAGCATCAAAGGATCTGTTCAAAGAACCAATCACGGCAACTACTGTATTCGGAAATGGTCAGGTGTTTGCTTATATCGTACTTGATAAGATCGCAGAAGCAATCGCACCGGAGATTGAAAAGAGAAAAAAGAAAATGCAGGCAGCAGTCAATAAGTATACGGAGAAGTATACAAAATGACCGCCTATGAGCTTCCCACCTCACTCAACATCAGTGGGGTGGATTTTTCTATCAGGACAGATTTTCGGGCAATAATCGACATTCTGATTGCTATGAACGACCCAGAACTAGACGAGCAGGCGAAAGCTGTTGTTATGTTACAGATTCTGTTTGAGGACTGGCAGAGTATACCGCCAGAGCATCTTACAGAAGCATGTCAGAAAGCATCGGAGTTCATCGACTGTGGACAGTCGGACGATAATCCAAACCACCCAAAACCCCGATTAATGGACTGGGAACAAGACGGAGATATGATTGTGCCGGCGGTAAACAAGGTTGCCGGAAAAGAAATCAGAGCCGTTCCATATATGCACTGGTGGACGTTTTTCGGATATTTCATGGAATCTGGCGAGTGCCTGTTCAACACGGTTGTTGGAATCCGGTCAAAAAAGGCAAAAGGTGAACGTCTGGATAAATGGGAAAAGAAATTCTATCAAGAAAACAAGAACATTATTGATATAAAAACACGTCTCAGCGACGAGGAGCAAGCGTATAAAGATGCGCTGAATGAGATGTTGAGCCTCAAATAGTTAGGAGGTGGACACATGGCTGCTGATGGCTCAGTCATCATTGATACCAGAATGGATACAACCGGTGTCCAAAATGGAGTATCGGCTATAAAACAGTCATTTAACGGCCTTGGAAGTGTTGTAAAAAAAATTGGCCTGCTGATTGGTGGGGCTTTTGCAGTTGGTAAGTTAGTGCAGTTTGGAAAAGAGTGCGTGGAACTTGGCTCAGATCTAGCAGAAGTGCAGAACGTGGTTGATGTTACATTTACAACCATGTCAGACAAAGTAAATGAATTTGCAAAGAACGCTATGACCAGCGCTGGACTATCGGAGACTATGGCAAAGCGGTATGTTGGTACATTCGGAGCAATGTCAAAGTCGTTCGGATTCTCAGAAGCACAGGCTTATGACATGTCAACGGCTCTGACACAGCTAACCGGTGATGTGGCATCGTTTTATAACATAAGTCAGGATCTGGCGTATATCAAACTGAAATCAGTGTTTACGGGTGAAACGGAAACGCTCAAAGATCTCGGCGTGGTAATGACCCAGTCGGCACTAGATCAGTACGCACTGGCAAACGGTTATGGTAAAACAACGTCTGCCATGACCGAGCAGGAGAAAGTAGCTCTCCGTCTGGCTTTTGTGCAGAAACAGTTATCGGCTGCATCTGGTGATTTCATTCGAACATCTGACTCATGGGCGAATCAGGTGCGAGTGATGCAACTGCAGTTGCAGTCATTAAAAGCAACAGTCGGCCAGGGATTGATTAATATTTTCACGCCTGTTCTGAAAGTAATCAATATTCTGCTCGGTAAACTGGCAACTCTGGCAAATGCCTTCAAGTCATTTACGGAGCTTATTACTGGCAAGAAATCATCAGGTCAGACAGGTGGAAGCGGCGCAGGGCTTGCCGGAGCGGATGCAATTGCAGATACGGCAGATCAGTATGGACAGGCAGCCGATAATGCAGAGAAACTGGCAGATGCCACGAACGACAATGCGAAAGCTACAAAAAAAGCGAATAAGGAAACAAAAAACTATCTTTCATCGCTTGATGAAGTGCACAAGGTTAGTTCTACAGGGAGTACATCTTCAACGCCATCCGGTTCTGGAACCGGCGGAACTGGTTCTGGGGGCGGCGGATTGCCGGGTTCGGTTGACAGTGTAAATTATGGCAAACTCGCAGAGGGAGAAAATGCGCTGGACAAAATCAGTGATTCTGCCAAGAAACTAGCCGACCTTCTTAAAAAACTCTGGAAGCCATTCCAGGACGCATGGGAAAAAGAGGGCAAGAATACTATTAATGCGGCAAAAACCGCACTTGATGGACTCAAAAAGCTCGTTGTAAGTGTAGGTAAAAGCCTTGTAGAGGTCTGGACAAATGGCACAGGCACAACGATGTTAGAAACCATGCTGAGGATTGCTCAGAATGTGCTTAAAACTATCGGTAATATTGCATCTGGTTTCGCAGATGCATGGAACAAAAACAGTGTTGGAACGCAGATCATCCAGAACATTGCAGATGCCCTTGTGGTAGTTATGCAGTTTGTTGAAAAAATCGCAGAGGATACAGCAACATGGGCGGCGAACCTTAATTTCTATCCTCTACTGGAATCTATCAGTAATCTAACAAGTACGTTTGCGCCAATTCTGGAATCTATCGGAAATGTTCTTGAATGGATTTATAACAATATTGTTCTTCCAATGCTGAAATGGCTGATTGAAACGGGAATTCCAATAGTGATCAACCTAGTGTCTGATTTGGCAAGATTTTTCGCAGACCATCAGTCAATTATTGAGGCATTCGGCGCAGCTCTGATCGGAGCATTTGCGGCAGCGAAGATTGCAGGCTTAGCTTCGAGAATCGCAGGAAGTATAACGACAGTAGCAAGTTTCATTAAGGGTCTTATTGCACTCATGACCGGCTCTGGCGGCATTATTGGTGGAATCAAAGCCATTGCGACAGCTGTCGGACCGGGCGGAATTTTTATAGCAGCAGTAACAGCTTGCATTGCGATTGGTGTATTGCTGTACAAAAACTGGGACAAAATAAAAGAAGTTGCAGGTGCGGTATGGAGTTGGATTAAAGACAAAACCATAGCTTTCGTCGATGGAATAAAATCCAAACTTAGTGATTTGGCAGAAAAGATTGTTTCTATTTGGAATGGTATCAAATCAAGTGCAAAAGAAAAGTGGAGCGCTATATGGTCCACTATAAAAGAAGTTGTAAAGAGGATAGTTGATGGAATCGTTGATAAATTCAAAAGTGCAAGAGACAAGGTTATTGATACGTTCGAGGGTATTAAAAACAAAGTTAAAGAGATATTCAATAAAGTTATCGGTATCGTAAATGGCGCAATCGGTACGGTGAACGGCGCGATCAGTGGAATTGAATCTGCAATGTCATTTGGTCCGTGGGAAGTGCCTACACCATTCGGCTCTAAGACGATCGGATTTAGCGCAAGCTTTCCAAGAGTACCGACTATTCCATATCTGGCAAAAGGTGCAGTTATTCCACCAAGAAGCGAATTTCTGGCTGTCCTGGGCGACCAGAAACAGGGCAATAACATTGAAACACCAGAAGCGCTGCTCAGAAAGATTGTTCGCGAAGAATCCGGAAGCAATTCCGGTGGAGATTATCATTTTACTGCTCAGATTAACCGAAGAACAGTATTTGATGAAATTATCGAAGAAGCAAAGTTAAGACGTGATACAAGCGGCAGAAACCCGTTTGAACTGGCATAGGAGGTGGAAACGTGGCAACTATTCCAAAAAACATAACGGAACGATACAAAATGAATGGGGCTTCCATCTATCAGCCGGACAAAGATATGGGTTACAACCTTGAAACAACTTATTCAGAAGGTAGTAACCGTACGCAGTTTGGAAAAGCATTACTGACTCCACTATTTACAGTTGAACAATATAGCTATGAAGCATCAAACGTTCCAGTTGTAGAAGCAAACAAAATTCTCAAAATTATCGCAAAAGGAAAAACTTTCAATTTGTACCATTGGTCGCTTTACCACATGGCATGGAGAACTGACCCGTTTTATGTCGGAAAAGCAAGCCTAACTATTGGAGAAATTTCGCAAGACTTAAAATTTGTATCAAAAATATCTTTTAACATGCAGGGGGTGAATCCACTTGATTAATGTATCTGATACATTTAAGCAGAAATTAGCAGATGGCGAACCTGTCTGGGAGGTGGTGGATATCACCTTTCCTGATGGGAGAACCAAAACCGTACAGAACGAGATTATGAGCAGCAACAACTCATTTTCTGATTGTGCAGAAAGTAGCAGCTTTCCGATTGGCTGCGTTGTTTGTAAATCCATGACATTGGAGTTGGACAACACTTCTGATCAGTGGAAAAACTATAATTTCTACATGGCAAAAGTTCATGCGTATCTTAAAATGCAGACCTCCGTAGCAAGTCTGGCTACAACAGATGAATTGCTGGATGAAAACTATGAGCCAATTCTTGACCAGAGTGGCGGTGCGATTCTGGCAACAAAAGCAGCGACAGAAGACAGAGTCGAAACCATTGATAAAGGTATTTATACAATTACGACACCAGAACAATATGGCGAAATCCTTAGTTTTACCGCTTTGGACGATATGTATAAAACGAACGCAACTTATATATCTCATCTGGTTCTGCCACAGTCAATAGAGACTCTTGTTAGAGATGCGTGTGAGACTCTTGGTATTCCGTCAGAAGTCTCCATGGCTCATGGAAATCTGATCGTGTCAGAGATTCCGGAAAACATGACGTTTCGTCAGTTGTTCGGATGGGCAGCAATGCTTGAGACTGCGAACGCTCGCCTGGACAGCAGAGGATACTTGCGATTTATCAGATGGGATTTTTCCAATACACAAGAAGATTACAACGCAGTAGTGGACGCTGATGGAAATGTAACATTTAAAGGCGGCGCAAGTATTGACTCAGAAAGTTTTATCAGTCCGACAGGGAACTGGACAATTGATAGTGATGGATTCTTG